CACCTTTCGGTGCTCCCAGGGGATGACCCCGCGCATTCCGCGTCCATATCGGAGCGAAACCGCTTCGATACAACCCAGCAGGCACTGCCTGAAAGGGCCGTATCTTCTGGTCCAGGGATGGCCGTGCGAGTTGCATGACCAAAACCTGGCTACTTGTGAGGATAGCGATCGTCGTCGGAGCCGTAGTGGCTACCGGCGGTGTGACCATCCTCGCGAATAAGGTCTTTCTCCACGATTGTCTCGCTGGAGTAGACCTCTTGCCAACTGACTGTTGGCCTCTCATACTCGACTATGGTCTTATATGGCCGAGTATGATTACCGATCCTCCCCCCGTCTCTTCGGAGACGATGGAGATGATCGATGAGCTGCCATTGCAGCGGGAGGAGCCTTTGATGGGTTTCCTTACGCGCATACTTACCTGGTAACAGGAGGTTAGCGTGTCTTGGAAAACTCTATCCCCAAAGGCTCAGGGACTAGGACCTGTTACGACGAACGTGAACCGATCTCTCGGTAATCGCGTCCGTTTTAACAGTAACCAGTATAGCACGTCGGATATCACGCTGGGCTTCAACTCAGCGTTTAACGACTACTATGGTAAGTGGGAAACTTCCAACGGCGTCACAGCCGATGGATTCCGCTCAACCCCATGGCACAGGAGCATTCAGAATTGTGTGAGTTATTCCTCACCCAACTTCTATATGAAGGCTTCCCTGACCAAGGACTGGTGGAGGCAGTGGCATGGCACGACGAGTCATCGTCTGCTAAAGCCGCGAACCTCCTATCCTGGTTGGAACAAATCGCTCAAGACCTACCAAGCGCCTTCACATCTCGTCGAATCGGCGAAAGTGAAGGTTATGGAACAAGTGGCCCAGAGAAAATTCGATCTCTCTGAGTCGCTTGCAGGAGCCTTGGCGACGTACCGTATGCTCGATCAGAGCATTGGTACGGTTACCTTAGCGCTAATGAACTTGCGCAAAGGTAACTTTGCCCACGCATTCCGTATCCTGGGCAGGCCGCTGAAGAAGCGGCTTAAAGACCCTGCGTCAGCATGGGTCGAATTCCAGTACGGCGTGCGTCCTCTGGTGAACGATATCGTAGCAGGCATCAACTTGCTTCAATCGCAGGTTGATGAAGCATCTTCTAAGATGCTTACCGCTTCGGCTACGTCAACTGAGACTTACAAGGGTAAAGAGTGGGGTTTCGATTTTCCCACCAATACACTTGGCCTTATTATTCCAAATAAGGTACTCTCGGAAGACAACAAGGCATCTTCTCGCACGGAGATTCGTTTCCGTGTCGATCCTAACAAGTCCAAGTCTTGGACCTCTGTTACGTTTGACAACCCATTCTACTTCGGATGGGTCGCGACGCCTTGGAGCTTTGCGGTCGATTGGCTGATCCCCGTCGGGGATTGGCTGCTCGCTGCTACGGCGAACACCGGCTTCGTGTTCGTTACCGGACATACCACTCATCGGTTGCAGATCGACTCCGAGGTCGAAGGTTCTACCTTCTTCTTTACCTCGGACTACTATCTGTCCAGTACGCATCAAAACGTGCTGCCGCGTATGCGGAATCGAGTCATGGTCATCCAGCGTGACGTACACTACTCTTGGCCGAAGCCGGAATTGTATGTAAATACGAGTCCGTTTCGGTCTACTCAACGCCTAGCAAACGCGGTTGCGTTGCTAGCCATTCAAGTAAGGAGGTAGGGTAATGCCCGCCATTTCTTCCGTGGTCCTCACAGACCGCGCATCCACGCCCGTCGACCATACCATGGTTCCGACGAAGCGTGACGCCGCAACCGGCGTCTGGACTTTCCGCGAGAGCGGTGCCAGCACGTCGATTGCTGCCAAACAGCTCACGGTTTCCGCCCGCGAACAAAGCGGGAAGTTCCGTGCGCGGTTCGTGCTGAAGGTTCCGACCGTTCAGACGGAGACGATCAACGGGGTTGACTCCCCGAAGGTCATTCGTACGGGATTCGGTGAGATCTCGTTCACCTTCGATCCTGCTTCTTCGTTGCAGGAGCGCAAGGACATCGTCGCGATGCTTCAGTCGGCGCTTGACGCCGGCGATCTTCTCGACGATGCACTGACCGAGATGGCGTCGATCTACTAAGACGACGTACTACTCACCGTGGCAATAATGCCATATACCCAAGAGAAGGATAACCTCTCATGTACGACTATCTCTACACCACTCAGTCCCCTGCTGTTCAGTACGAGTTGAACGACGACCACGCAATGTTTTACTTCGCGGAAAACAACCCGCTTCGTGAAACTTGCGTCGCCTTCGTTTCCTCTCTACTGGATACCTTCGTGCTGAATCGTGAAAGCCCGCTTATGCGGACGATCATGATCAAACTTGTTTTCGAACAAGCTCAGCAGGAAGTGAAGTCTTGGCAACATTGCCTTGGCTTCGCGAGGGCTGCCTGGGTCGCGTACGCTTGTGGCTGCGAGGAACTCGAAGATGAAGATCTGCATATACTTGCAGACGATCTGAATCGAGTTCTCCGTGACCTTCCGGCATACGTGTCTCAGGAGTAGGCTTAGATGCAATACGCACCTAACCCCTACTTATCTGTTGAAGACGACCGCTTTGATGAGGCGGTTGCCTTTGCAGGACGGTATAGAGATGGACCTTCGCGACGTGCACGGAAGAAGAAGTTTCTTCCGAGTAACGTGCGACTTGATCCGTCTCTCCACTCAGCTATCATCTCTGATCTGATGAAACTCCTTTCTGATGACCAGAGTTATGCGGCACGGTACCTCGAAAGCGTGATGCTTTCGAAATATATCGGGCCGGATACTGATTCAGCTGAGGTAAGAGCGTCGCGTGCCATAGACAAGTGGCTCGCGACGGAACTACGGAATCGGAAGACCAACTGGCGCCTCGTCGAGTTTGACCCGATCGACAGTGATGTTGATCTGGGTTGGACGAAGATGTCAGCGCTAGTTGACACGATCCGCGCACTAATACGCAGGGTTATAGGGGATTCACCCCCTCCAGAGTGCTTCTATGGCACATATTCTGGTGGGGCCTCTACTTCCCAGCGTAGAAATCCGGGAGTTGTTTTCCGAAAGTTCGCGTCTCAGGCAGACGTTACCCAGGAGGCCTATGATACGTGTATGCAGGTTGTTTCGTCCTGCGACACGTGGAGGCTCCTTCAAGACGAACGTGGGCTCTTAGAGCCACGCATAGTCGAGGGGAACGTCATGTTCACTGTGCTCAAATCCTCAACAATTGATAGGGTTGCCGCAAAGGAACCCGATCTCAATTGTCTCGCTCAGAAGGGGGTAGGTGACTTCATTCGTCACCAACTCCGACTGAGGGCGGGGATTGATCTCAACGATCAATCTGTCAACAGGAAACTGGCTCGCGACGGGTCGTGCAATGGCAAACTTGCCACGCTCGATTTGTCGTCCGCTAGTGACTCTGTGACTACACAGCTAGTGTACCTGCTACTCCCTCCTAAGTGGGCAGTCGACCTGGATTGCATCCGCTCTCAGCGGACTGTACTCCCGGACGGCTCCGTGCACTGCAACGAAATGTTCAGTAGCATGGGCAACGGCTTTACCTTCGAACTGGAGAGCTTGCTCTTCTGGTCGATAGTCAAGGCCGCATGTTACCACTCTAAGGTGAGGGGTCGAGTCTCGGTGTATGGCGACGACATTATTTGTCCCGCCATGATTGCTCCACGGATTGCGCGCCTGTTCAACTGGTTCGGCTTCACGGTTAACCCCGAGAAGTCGTTCTGGTCTGGCAGGTTTCGCGAGTCGTGTGGTGGTCATTACTACCGAGGTATGGACGTGACGCCTTTCTACGTCAAAGAGCCAATCGCCACGTGCGAGAGGCTTGTCCATTTTCTTAACCGGCTGCGCAAATGGAGCGCAGTTGGTTTCCGTATAGGCTACCATGAGCTTTGGGTTAAGTACTCAAGGTACGTGGATAAGCGCCTACGCGGAGGATGGAACGTAGATAGCCCGTATGCGTTAGTGTCTCCGGGTAAGCCGATGTTTAGGCTGAAACCGAGGGCACTTCCTCTCCCTCCTCACATGCTCGCTTCACAGCGGCAAGGTTGGGTAGGAAAGGATGTTACGTTTACGGAACAGGATGTCCTCCAATTGGGGGGCTACCTGTACGCGTTACGCACGATAGACGGCCGTGATCCTCACTTCGTCATCCACGATGTGGGCGGCGAGGTAGGTGAGGTGTTCTTCGAAGAACCAATTGGTGATAAGTGTGACACTGTCACGCGGATCATCGGTTGGACCTCCGAGAGGAACATTAGGCCATCTTGGGCCAGTGGGCAGATTCCCTTGTTCCCAGAGGAATAGGGAGTCCGTGAACACCGCAATGCGGTCCAGCGTTTAGCTGG